GGCAAATAAAACAGTTCGTCTCCAACCAAAGCGAGGTAACTACGCCCAGTCGTCGGTTCAATGACGCGCTTGACGTTGCTACTGACGTACCCACCGATAGCTAGAGGTACAGAGAAGTGTGTGGCTCCGGGTTTCTGGAGCTGAACCATCTCACGTACTTGGCTTAGATAGGTATATCGCTTCGGACACCCGGATGACTGTATCCCTTGATCGGGATTCAGCCACTCGGGTACGAGGTGGGGCTTTCCGTCTACAAACGACCGTAGGCATGTCAGCGTACGATGCAGGAACTTTCGTTCTCTGGCACCCCAGCTTAACACCTGGTTGATTACGACGTAAACGTCGAACTGAGTAGCAAGGGACTTCACATAGAAAGGAGTAACATCTACCCCATTGTAATAGTCACCGCCACACGATTCGCGAAAGGCACCTTCACTAAAGGACTTGTCGTGATTAACGATTAGTCCCGCCTTTGTCAAGACATCTACGATACCCGCATACTCATGCGTGGGGACAATTATGTCATCCCCATACACGCAAGTGTCAGACCAATCAATGAAAAGATTCGGCCCGCCACGCGTAGTACGGAAACCGTAGATCAGAGCTACGAGTATCAGCGTCATGAGTGGAAATGTAAATCCATTCCCCATGGTGCTGATCATGTTCAGCTCTACTTGTACACCTCCGCCCCCAGTTTTACCATCACAGGGGACTGTCATAATGGGCGACCTGAGCTTCATTAACAGGTCGAACCACTCAGGAGGCATAAGGGCACGCACAAGATCGATACTGATCATATCGCTTGCAGCTTTCAAGTCCAGGGTAGCAACTGCCCCGGTCAATGAGCCGCGTTTGGCCATAGCCATGTTTTTTGGCTGTTGGTTGCGAATGTCCAATCCGATAAGCCGTAAAGCCCCTTCGAGGTACATGCCTGCAGCAAGCTGCAGACACATATTACCCGATGGCTCTATTGCTATTGTGCGTTCAGTGTCCTCGTTTTTTGGAACTGTTGTTAGTCGTGAACCCTCAATCTGCACACAACCCGAAACTTCATCTAGGCCATCCTTGGCCACGAAATAAGGGTTAGATTGACGCAGTTTAAGAACCAAGGGTTCGCACAGAGCGGTACAAGTCATCGCCTGCGAAATCTTTTCAGCAGTGTGGGTACCCTTAATGCCATTGCTGGCACCGGGTCCGAACCGCCAATTAGAGTACAAGAATGACATCTCGAGTGGCTGCTGTATGGCCAGCTCGTCGAAGGTAGAAGTGAAACGCTCTAAAACAGTAGTAATGAAATACTGAGCGTTCGCACGGACCCTCGAATCGAGAGCAAGGGAAGGCGGGTTAACTTTCACAAGTTCACCCACCCTCTCGTTAGCTACCAGAAAATCTCTGATGGCCTGCCCCCGAAGATCTTCTCTAAGGAAGCGTGCCCTTTTACGGGCACGTTGTACCTGCCTACTAACCGCGAAACTCTGCGGCCCATTGGCAAGAAGCTCTTCTAACAGTGTGTCGAAGAACATCGTAAGACGCTCTTCGGCAATCTTTGGAACGTTGCTTTTACTCACAGGATAACTCCCGATGATGACAACGGTTAATCAAGAATCCTACGCTCAAGTACTCTCACGAGCACTTGGTTGACCAAGTAAAATTAGCCTACCTAGTCTTCTTCACCGACGTTACTGTAGCTTCTTCCATCTCTGGGAGGGCTGCAGCTGGGGCGGTCGAAGCGGAGGTTGCGGTGTCTTTTCTGATCTGTGCAAAAGCGGTTTGAAGTGGATCCATCAGAATCGCGGGTGCATGTGCGAGAATTACCAACGCACAAGCCACCGCAATTCCGGCAGACGCCACTCGAGCCCAGGTCAAAGTACACCTGTCAAAACCGTGACCGAAATACCGCTCGCTTGTTCCCAACCCACACCGAAGTGTGCGCTGATCATTGCGCGAATTTCTTCCGGCTCATAAGTATCGACCCCGGCAGGAACTTCGATTATCGTGGTGATTTTTGGCACCATAATGCTCTGGTTCACAGCTGGAGCTGCACCCTTACGCGTGATCATTTTGTACACGTTTAGGGGTACATTCTTGATAATCCCGGTCACAGGGTTTGCCTGCGGCAACGTTCTCAAAACAGGAGGTCGGAAAAACGCGATCGTGAACGGTTTAGAAACACTGTTCACATCCACGCTCGTCTGAGTACCACCAAGTGCACTAACGGCGTATTGCTTACCGTTAATGTTCGGTGCGACATCCGAAAGCAACGTATAAGTCGGGGACGTAAGTCCAGTCACGACTGCGCCTGTTACGGGTGTTGCTGGTGCGAAGGACAAAGTATGTTCCTTTCAAGCAGGTCTGGATCTCTTGAACCGCTTCGGGTAGTTAGGCCGACGCAGATCTCGAATTCGTCCACCTGCAAGCACAGAAGCCAAGTTAAGAAGCTTGGTCAGGCTGTGCTGTGCGATTTCGTCCATTGTTTTTATACGGAGTGATCGCGTGGGAAGGGTGGCAAGTTTGGTGCGAACTATTGATACCATCTTATATTCTCCAGGAAGCATAGATCCGTTCCACCGGAAGGTGGGCGAATTGACCGCTTCAGGAAGCATGGTGGTTCTCAACTGGTACTTCGTGGTCTGGGACACATACTTCACCGTTCCCGGCAAAGTATAAAACATGTCTTCGAGCCACGGGCTTACAGTAGCTGCATAGTCGGCCACCCAAGAGAAAGGGACGAGTTCCCATAAAGTACTAGGGAGCTCAGAAATCTCCAGACCCAGGTGGTCGAGTACACTGTAAGAAGCAGCGGTCCGTAAAATAAGATCGATGCCTGCCACGATTTGGACACCTTGCATATGGTGAGCTGATGAGGTAATTTTCATGTCAGTACCATGTGCAATACCGCCAACAAGAGTACTGCTGGCGGAGTGGTAGTCCCGGTTCGCTACGCCTTTAACACGCACTCGGCGATCCTCCCTGGTAGTGTAGTCCAGGATGGCATTTGCGGCTTTCTCGATATCCTTGAGCATGGGATCAACTCCAAACCCAAAGCCGAGCCAGACGTCGCTGAATAGCTTAATGGCGCTCTTGCCCTTGGTTTTCTTCATGGCTAACAAAGCCTTAACAGTATCGAGACCTAACCCGTTAACCTGCCGCACTAAGCGGTGGATCTCACGGGACTCGGCCAAAGGTGCTGCAAGCTGTGCGTTGCCAATGTAGCCATTGAGCTTGTTTTTCAAACGACCGATAGCCACGTCTTTCAACGTGGTCACGTCCATCTGATTGACAAGTAGCCCCCCAATAACCGAACCATACGAATCAGAGAGGTAACCTCCCCCAACTGTAGGTCCAGAGTACTGTACAGGCTTGACCCAACAAATGTCCCTCGAATACGGGAACGTTGCGTCGGATCCCTTGGCTACTAGTACTTTCCAGCCGATGTTCCTTTGAAACGTCCTAAAATTTGATTGGCCCGTCACCGCAGTCGCGTCGAAATTGTAAGTCATCGTCTTCACCCCAGTTGCAAGGGCTGTACGCTGACTCCAAATCACGCGCTTGTACGTTAACGGGTTATTCGTCAGGGACGGTTTCTCCTCGCGCCGCATTTTAACACGCTTTTCGCGGGGAAGGATAGGATAGAACTTGATCGGAAAACGCTGTTTATACAATAGCGGCCGATTTTTGTTCATCTTTCTCCTTTCAGTAACAGCTGTAGTTGTACAGACACGGAGAAATCCGTGCCTAAAAGGACCCCTTTCACTAGATGCTACTGGCTGACGGACACAAGAACGGCGCACATTATGTTTTAGTACGCTGCGTTGTCCGTCTATTCTAATAATCTCGACGTCGGCCCCACCCGCA